GTAATTTCTTCCCCATTTAACCAATCTTCAATCATTTCATGTACTAAGGTTCCTTCTTCTGCTGCTTTCTTAACAATCCATTCAGCACTGTATCCTACTTTTTTAAGCCAGTCTTCGAAATATTTACCTTTTGGGTAAGAACTTAAAACATGGGTTACTGAAGGATAATAATTACCATTACGTCTGTAATACCTTGAATCAGGCATTGTAACTTGTTGATAATCATCTGAAATTTCTAGTAATCTTTGGTATGATTTTTTGATCATAAAGCTAGTTTTTGTTCCATTAAATCATAGTAGGTCAATGGAACTGTTTTTTGTATTAATTTAGTGAAATTTTCGAAACCCATTTCACTCGGGTCCTTATCTTGCATATCCACAAGATAGACTTCTTTACCTTCTGCCATTAATCGTTCACAGAATTTTAAAGCTTGTTTTATTGCATCCCTATCTAATGCAATATAAATTTTATCTACTACAGAAGTAACTATTTTTTTCATTAAATTACTTTGTATATTTTTCCCTAATAATGGGATTGCGTTTCTTTTTATAGCAATAGCATCAAATAACCCTTCACATAAAATAACAGGCACATTCCAATTTATTAAATGTTCATTTGGTACTACATCTCTACTTGCTGAGGGGTTTCTGTATTTAACATATGGTTCTTTTTCAAATGAACGAGCAGTAAAGTAATTTAATCTACCATCTGCATCATATGTAGGGATTATAATCATATTTTTATATAAACCTGTTTTACAGTAACCTATATTATATTTGAGAATATCGTATTTACTCACGTGTCTATTATTTAGGTACGCAGTAGCGTGTCTAGCCATTATATCGCTGTTATCAACGTTATTTAGGCTAATATATTCATCTGGTAATACAACGTTAGATACAACTTGTGTTTCTTTAATTGATTTAGATGATTTAACTAAACTACCTAATTCTACAAATTTATCTGATGCTGCTTTTACTTGTCTAAATAAATTATATATAGTAGTTCCTCTAGCATCACAAGCCCAACAATGCCAAGGATTTTTACCTTCGCGATTTTCAGTTAAATTAACTTCTAATTTAGGTTTATGGTGATGACATAAAGGACAGTGATAAGCATAATTATTTCTAGCAGTTGCTTTACCTGAACCCAATACTGAATTTACTAATGTAACTAATAACTGGTTTACCATAGATGGTAATATACGAAACTATATTTTATCTGACACGAGATCTTCAAATTCAATGTCTTTTAGATCTTTTGTAAAAAATTTACCTAAAATATTATCATTAAAAAATTCATCTGGTTTTTCTAGTACTTGATAGAGCATTTGATATTTAACTTCAAAATAGGTCATTGATTTTTTATCAGGACACATTTTTAATATAACACGCTCAAATTCATCTTTTTTACCTTCAAGTAATAATTGTTTAATGTCAGTTTGAGACCCATAATATTTGAGCCAATCTGATTCTTTAACTACTAACTTATATGAAGGTTTTCTTCCAACTACTGCTCCAAGAGCAGCTAGTTCTTTTTTGCCTAGTTTTTTCTTTTGATTGTGAAATAATACTTTTTTCCCAATATATGACTTACCCGAAGGTTTGTGTGTTGTCATGTAAACGAATCCGAATGTATTTTCTGGGAATTGAGTAATATCTCCTATTTCATGTTGTTTATAGGTCCAACTCATAATTTATTGATTTGTTAATAAATATTATATTTTTATTTGTACCAACCAGCCATTGAAAATCTTTGAACATTTTTATTTACTACATGAGACACATAATGTGGGTATCCTGTATCTGTTGAAGAATCAAATAATGTAAGAGAGTTAAATTGTGGTACATAAGTATTAGTAACCTTTGTTTTATCTTGTGATAAAGTATGTAATAACCCACCCCAATCTGGTTTCCAATTAGGACATAAGTTGTACACAAATCCTATTTTACCATTTGGCCCATCATGGTGAATTGATAAAAAATCGTTATATTCATATAAACTACTAAATAAACTAGAAGAATTTATAACACCATAGTTTGTAATAGTGTTTATAAAATCTATACCCTTTTTAGAAGTTAAAAATGATTTTAAATTACACTCCATACAGGTACAATTCTTACCATGATTATTTATAGTCCTTTTAAAGGAATATGAAAAATTACCTAATTGAAAGTGTTCATCAGCCAATGAATTTTTATAAGACACTAAAGAATTTACTTCAGGGTTGTGTTTAATATTGGATAATCTTAAATTATCTGTTTTTTCTTTAATCCCTGGTCTTTTAGGCATGGTGGAATAATACCACCAATCTCGGGGCATTTCTTTACTATAAAAATTATACATTTTATCA